CTCCTTCCCCTACTGGTTCTATTGAAATAGAAAAAACAATGGAAGCACAAGCGGACAGACTTTGCGGATTGGATGAAACCTCTCAGATTTCTCAAGTACGTAAACAATTTTTAGTGGATAAGTTCCTTCAGCACTCAGCAGAGGTTTTACAGATGTGCTATAAATGTTTCCAGCGGTTTGGACCGGACTCAGTTTTCTTTAGAGTTACCGGATCGCCAGACCCCGTAGAGTTCGACAAGGGCAACCCAGACGAAAACTACGACATAATGATTTCATATGATGTCCTCAATTCGGATCCAGAAACTCAAGAACAAAAACTTCAACAGTTGGTACAACTTACGCAGTTGGATAGGAGCGGTCGTATTAACATTGACGCTTTGCTTGATGCGGCTGCTAATAATATTGACCCGGTACTCGCTGACCGTATTCTACAACCTACGGAAGCAGCTTTTGAACAAGTTGTAAAACAAGTAACAGATGACTTATCTAAGATATTTGCCGGTATTGAAATGCCAGCACGTCCTAACGGTGCTCAAATTGCAATGCAAGTTATTGAGCAGTATGTTTCTCAGCCAGATGTTGCTTCTCGCTTGCAGTCCGATGAAGCATTCCGAGCACGTATCGAGAAGTACGTTGGTCAGTACACATTCCAAATGCAGCAATCTCAAAACGCTCAAATCGGAAGAGTCGGAACTGAACCAGCTCAAATGGGTAACATTCAAACACAAGGAGTTTAATATGACAGAATTAGAAAGATTAATGCTTGGAGTTGTTACTGAGCCCACTGGGGACTTAACTCCGGATGTAATGCTAGGAGTAGTACCGGAACCGTCAAACCGTATGTTACCATCTGGTTTACCTCAAGGTAAGTTAATCGGATCCCAAGGTATGGATCCATTTGATGCTTCGCAGTATATGCAAACATTAGAAGCGGACGAAGGGTTTATAGATGTAGCTAAAAGATTGCAGAAAGGAACGGACCCAATAACTGGAGACCCTATATTTGAAGAGTTTCCTACTGGTGGATTCGGCGATTACGGACCTCAAGTAAAGGTAGGACAAGTTTATACAAAAGAAGAGGACTTTCCTAGATTCCAACAAAGAGTTCAAGATAGGATGGGATATATGCAAGAAACTTTTCCGGACTTTGCAAACCTTCCCTTTGATGTAAGGGACAGTATGATAAGTTCAAACTACCGAGGAAGTTTACCCGGAAGTCCAAAAACTATTGATTTAATAAATGCCGGTCAATTCAGAGAAGCCGGAGATGAGTTCCTAGATAATGACGAGTACGAAGATGCCGAAGGGAACAAATCAAAGAGTGGAATAAGAGGTAGGATGGAAAGACTATCTAATGCACTAAAAGGTATCGCGGAATAATTTATGAGTCTAGAAACAGATCTATCAGTACTAAGTAACCACGAGTCCTTTGCTCGATTTCTACAAGTAATCTCGGATTTACGAGAAGAAACAATAGAGGAGTTACACAACGCAAACAGCGAACAACTACAACAAATCTCTGGTCGTATTCTAACATATGACCAGATATTACAGATGTGCGATTGGCGCAATCTAAGAACAAAATTCTCAGAAAGAATTTAACTTGATATATAAGTTATAATATAACCATCGTGATCGCTCACGTAAAAAAGCGTAAACATTATGTCAAACGAAATCACAGAGGGAGTCGCTGAACCCTCAACCGAAACAACAGCGGAACAGTCAAATATGTCAGTGAACGATTTTATAAATCGTCGCTTGGGGCAACTAAATCCGATCAAGGAAGAGGAAGCTCCTATTGTTGAAGCAACAGATGAAGTAGTTGAAGAAGAATCAGTCGAGAGTACTGAAACAGAAGTTAACGAAGAAGTCGTTGCTGAACAAACTGAAGAGACCGAGGAGTTATCCGAGGAATCAACAGATGTTCTTTCACAGTTAGATCTAGATGAGATGTCCGAAGATGACCTTCGGGAACTATCGGAAAAGTTAGGAAGTCGAGCCGTTGCTAGATTTGGAGAACTTACAGCAAAGCGTAAAGCAGCTGAAGCCAAGATAGAGCAGTTAGAGGCGAAGCTTAATAGTTCTGACCCATTACAAAAAGATAAACCCCTTGCCAATAATCCCTACGAAAAAGTAAATACTATCGATGGATTACAAGATAAAGCTGAAGAGGTTAATCAAGTCATTGAATGGGCGGAAGATATTTTATTTAACTCGGATGAATACGGACCAGAAGACATCGTAACGGAAGTAGAAGGTAAAGAACTTACCAAAAAAGATATTCGATCAAGCTTGCTACAAGCTCGGAAATCAAGGGATAAATTCTTACCGGCTCAACTAAAGGTTCTTCAAGCCAAAGAAAACGGCAAACAATTAAAGGAAGCTTTTGATGTAAAAGCTTCGGAAGAACTCAAGTGGTTAAAAGGAGAAGATAACGATACTCGTAAGAACTACGAAGCTATGGTTTCAGATCCTAGATTTAAAAAACTAACAGAAACCGCGGACCCAGAAATAGGAGCACAGCTCAATTATATTATGGCGCACGCTGCGAACAGTATCTACGGACGCAAGTTAGTTCCTCAAAGTAGCAAATCAGCTTCTTTAACACCACCGAAGACGGCAGCATCAGCCGCATCTACATCTGAGAAAACTGTGGGAAAGTCCGCTAAGGCACTTAAAAACCTTAACCAACAATTTAGACAATCTGGCAACAAGAGTGATTTCATTACTCTCAGAACTCTACAACTCAAAAACAGATAATCCTAATAATAATATAAAATGTCATTCTCAAATACATTCGATACTACTAATCAAGGATCAGCCGTTTCCAACAGAGAAGACTTGACTGATGTTTTGTCAATTCTTGCTCCCGAAGAAACACCGATCCTTTCCTCTGCTCAAAAGCAGAAAGCTAGTGCTACGTTCGTTGAATGGACAGTAGATAAGTTATCCGCTCCATCTATCGCTGGTATCAGCGAAGGTGCAGACGTAACTGCATTTACTGACAAATTCGCTGGACGTGCAAAACTTGGTAACCGCGTACAAAAGTTCCGTAGGGACTATATGGTTTCTGATATGCAAGAAGCTGTCGACTCAGTCGGACCAGCTAAAATTGCACAAGCAGAAGCTAAAGCAATCCGTGAACTCAAAAGAGACATCGAAGGTGCCATTTCTGGTCGCCAAGATTCTTCTACTGAGAACGGTGCCGGTACTCCTAACGCCCTTCGTGGATTAGGTAAATGGACTGCATCTGGTGCATCTGGATTAATTCCAGCGGTTCCTTCTGATGTTCCCGGTGATTACCAAACACAAGCATCTAATAACTCAACACTTGGTTCTGCTTATACAGAAACAATTCTTAACAGCCAAATCGCTTCTATTTTCCGCGAAACTGGTTCTGTTGATAATTTAATGTTAGTTGCAGATACAAATCTTCGTCAGCAAATTTCTGACTTTGCTCGTTTCTCAACTGGTGGCGTTGTTACATCTCGTTCAACTAACTATGATGGCGAAAGTGGTTCAATCAAATTAT